GTCATTCTCGCGCGTCCGCAGATCGCGGTGCGTTTCCCCGGGATGACGAGGAGGCCGTGCCGTGGCTGTGAGCACCTGCATCCTGGCGATCGACCCCGGGCCCGCGGAGTCCGGCTGGATGGTCCTCGAGGACGGCATCCCCATCCCGGCGCTCTTCGGCAAGGAGCCGAACGCCGACCTCCGGCAGTGGATGCTCAACTGGCTCGGGCCCGACGGCCACCGCGTCGACGCGGTCGTCATCGAGGAGGTCCACTCCTACGGCATGCCGGTGGGGCGCGAGGTCTTCGACACGGTCCGCTGGACCGGCCGCTTCGAGGAGGTCGCCGCCAGGCTCCGCATCCCGGTCGAGTGGCTGGGCCGGAAGGACGTCGTCGTCTGCCTGTGCGGCTCGGCCAAGGCCAAGGACCCCAACGTCCGCCGCGCCCTGCTCGACCGCTTCGGCGGTGACGGCGCCAAGGGCACGAAGGCCCGGCCCGGCCCGCTCCACGGCGTGTCCGGCGACGTGTGGTCGGCGCTCGCCGTCGGCTGCGCCTGGTTCGACCTGCGGCTCGAGGCGACGCGATGACCGCCCTGACGCCCAGCGAGCGCGAGGTGCTGGAGCTCCGCTTCCTCGGCCTGTCCTGCGACGAGGTCGGGGCCCAGCGCGGGATCTCCGAGCAGACCGTCCGCAACCACATCCGCAACGCCTACCGGAAGCTCGGCGTCAGCCGCCAGATGGACGCCTTCCGGGCGATGGGGCTGATCGAGCCGCTCCGATCCCCCGAGCGGGACGCCGACGTGCTCGGCCAGCTCGACGCGCTGGGCATCGGGTTCCGCCCGTGACGACCGCCCTCCGCCTCCTCCTCGCCGCCTCGCTGGCCCTGTGCCAGCCCGCGGCGCCGCGGCCCGCCCAGACTCCGACGCTGGTGGACGAAGCCAGCCCCGACCGCCATTCGTCCTTGGGCGGCCAGGAGTCGGGGCGGACCGGGGCGCCGTCAGCTAGAGGCGGCTCCTCTACAGGCCCGGCGGTTCTGCCCGTCGGGCCCGCCTCCGCGACGACCGGCACGCGGGCCGCGTCGCGCAGGCCGCAGACGACCGCGAAACCCTCGCCTGCACCCTCCACGCCCCCGCAGGACGGCCTCAGCGGCGTCGCGTCGTGGTACGCCGCGCCAGTCGGCACCGCCGCCGCCGGACCGGCGCTGCGGGCCGCCCTGGGCCGCTCGTGGCGCGGCAGGACGGTCACGGTCACCCGCGGCGGGGCGTCCGTCCGGGTGCTCCTCGACGACTGGTGCCAGTGCTATGGCACCCGGCTTGTCGACCTCAGCCGGGACGCCTTCGCGGCGCTCGGCGACCCGTCGCTGGGGCTGCTCGGGGTGGAGGTGACGTGGCCGTGACCATCACCGTTCGAAGGAAGCGATCGTTCCGATCGCTAACCTGCGACATCTGCCAGCGGGCCGGGACGCCCGAGCGGCCCGTGCTGCGGATGCCGGTCAACTACCTAGGGCGAGCACGAGATGCCCGGCTCGTGGACCGTGCTGCCGTGGAAGGCGCACGGCGGCTACGGCGGGCAGGGGAAGGCGTCCGGCGTCAACTCCCGCCGCGAGCGCGTCTGGTTCAGCCCGACGTGCCTGTCGGTCGGGCTGTGGGACGTGGCCTCGTGATGGCCGGCCTGCTCGCCCTGCTGGCCGTCGCCGTGGCCGCCGCGCTCTGGCTGGCCTCCTTCGGGGAGCCGCGCGAGTGAGCGCGCTCACGCCCCGCGAGGTGGAGGCGCTGCGCCTGGCTGCGCTCGGCCTGACGGACGCGCAGATCGCCCACGAGATGGGCATCTCCGCCCACCACGTCGCGCACGTCGTCGCCAGCGCCCGGCACAAGCTGGGGGCCGCGAGCCGGACGCAGGCCGTCGCCATCGCCGTGCGGATGGGCCTTGCGTGACCGAGTGGCTGACCCCCGATGAGGCCGCGGCGATGGCGGCTGCTCCTGAACGGCGCAGCGCCGCGAGTGTCGCCAGACTGTCGCCATACCCTGCCGTTCGGCACGGGCGGAAAACGCCCGTAGACGGCCGATTCCCGCCGGGCGGACGATTGCGGGCGTGACGGAACGGAGCTCCTCCTCCCCGGGCGCCCGCCCCCTCCCCTTCTCCGGGACGGGCGCGCCGTCACCTTCGCCGACTGGCGAGCCGCGCTGCAAGAGTGCCCGCCCCCTCCGGCCGTCGTGGGCAACGGCGGCCAACCCCCCTATGGGCGCGGCGTGAACGGCTGCGACGCCTCCGCCGGGTCCTTCTGGGCCGGCGCCGCGGTCGGCCTGCTGCTCGGGACCGTCCTCCCCCGCCTCCTCGCCCTGCTCGTCGACGCGTGGACCCGCCTCTCGCGCCGGCATGGCGCGTGATGCCCGGGACGGCGCCGACCGGCGCTCGCGGGACTACCGGACGGCGCGGATCGGCGCGGCAGGCGCCCTGTGCGCGGTCACCGTGGCGCTCCTCCTCCTCGACGCCTTCGTCCCTGGCTATGACGTGGACCCGGTCGTCATCGGCCTGCTCCTCGGCGCGGTGGGCGGCCTCCTGGGCGTGGACGCGCTCGACATCCTGCGGAGGTCCCTGCGTTGACTGACCTGCCCTTCGGCCTCGGGGCGATCCCGAGCCCGCCCGACGCCCGCGACTACCAGCTCGAGCTCGACACCGCGGCGGCGCTGCCCTCGCGCTTCGTCTCCGCGTCGATGCCGCCGGTGGCGAACCAGGGCAACACCGGGCGCTGCGTCGCGTTCAGCAGCCGCGGCCTCAAGCAGTGGGAGGAGTTCCGCGACGGGCACGGCGTCCTGGACCTGGACGCCCAGTGGCTGTACGACCGCGCGCAGGCGGTCGACGGCATCCCGCTCCCCCACGAGGGGACGACCTGCCGCGCCGCGCTGTCCGTCCTGCTCAAGCAGGGCATCCCGCAGACCGGGAAGCCGGCGACCGGGCAGAACCGCATCGCCGCGTACTACGCGGTGCCGATCACCGTGGACGCGCTCAAGCGGGCCCTGGTGCAGTCGGGCCCCGTCCTGATCGCCTCGACGTGGTTCAACAGCTGGTTCCGCCCCGTCGGCGGCGTCCTGCCCGCCCCCTCGGGCGGCGTCGCCGGCGGCCACGCGCGGCTGCTCTTCGGATGGGACGACTCGGTCGCGGGCGGCTCGTGGCTGGTCAGGAACAGCTGGGGCAAGGCGTGGGGCGTCAACGGTAATAGTTACGATCCCTACCGGTATCTGCTTCCGGCGATGCACGACGCCTGGCGCGCCGTGGACGTGAAGGGGGACAAGGCGTGATCCCGATCGATCTCGAGCAGGCCGTCCTGCTGCGCGATCGGTCGTCCGGCCGGGTCCACGCCGCCGTCAGGCGCGGCGGGGCGCTGCTGACCGACGAGCGCTGCAACCTCGACGACGCCGGCGAGCACGAGGAGATCACCGTGGCCCAGCTCGCCGAGTGCGACGCCGGCCAGCTCTGCAAGCGCTGCTTCGGCAGCGACCCGGATCCCGAAGGAGCGTTCGCATGAACATCACGTTCGCAGACCTGCTCACGCCGGCGGGGGTGACGGCGTTCGCCGCGGTCGTCACGACGCTGATCGCGCTGCTCAAGCAGACGTTCCCGGGCCTCGACGCCCGCGTCTCGGGCGCGCTCATGGCGTTCGTCCTGACCGCGATCGGCTACGTCCTCTGCGGCGCCGCGACCGGCGTGCCCACGCTCGACGCCGCCCTGCTCGTGTTCATCTCCTGGCTCGGCTGCGCCAGCGCCGCGGTCGGCATCCACTCGGCGGTGCAGCACCTGACGTCGGCCCCGCCGGACCCGCAGCCGTAGGGACGCCCATGCCGATCGCGCCGCTCGCCGCGTGCATCGAGCCCCGGTGCCCAGGACGCGCCGTCCCGGGTGGCCGGGGCCGCTGCGTCTACCACCGGCGCACCACGGCCGGGCGCGGCTACGGCCGGCCGCACCAGCTCGAGCGCGCCGCGGCCCTGCCCGGCGCCCGATGCGAGGCCTGCGGCTGCGGCCGGAGCCTCCAGCGCGACCACCGGATCCCGGTCTCCCTGGGCGGCACCGACGCGCCGTCCAACAAGCGCTGGCTGTGCGCCTGCCCCGAGCACCAGTGCCACGCTCGCCTGGGCCTGCGCTCGAGCTCGAGGGCGACGGCCTGATGGGCGCGCCGCGGAAGCCGACGCACCTCAAGGTCGTGAGCGGCAGCGCTGCGCACGACCGGGGACGGCTCAACCCCGACGAGCCCAAGCCCGCCCTGGTCTCGATCGAGGCGGCGCGTCCGCCGTCCTGGCTGCGCCTCTCCCCGCTCGCCCGCCGCGCCTGGCGCGACTTGGTGCCGCTGCTCGCCGGCATGCGCGTCCTCACCGCCCAGGACCTCGTCGCGCTCGGGCTGCTCTGCGACTCGCTCGCATCCTACGTCACGGCCAAGCGCATCGTCACCGAGCAGGGCTCGACCTACGAGACCAGGGGCGACATCGAGGGTGAGGGCGGCAGCCGGATGCTCCGCAAGCACCCGGCGGTCGAGATCGGCGCCGAGGCGTCGCGATTCGCCAAGGTCATGCTCACCGAGTTCGGCCTGACGCCGGCGTCGCGGGCGAGGGTGAGCCAGGTCGGCGCGTCGGCGCAGAGCCCGCTCGACGCCTGGATCGAGGGGTCCGGCTCGTGAGCCGGCGAATCGTCGGCCGGATGGGGAACGTGCGATGACCGTCGCTGTCCCGATCGCCAAGGCCGCTCGCCGTAGGATGCAGCCGCCTGCGCCGCCGGATCCCGTGACCGCCTACGCGCTCGACGTCGTCGCAGGCAGGATCGTCGCGGGCCGGCTCGTGCGCCGGGCGTGCGAGCGGCACCTCTCGGACCTCGCGACGGGCGCGGAGCGCGGTCTCCGGTGGGACGCCAAGGCCGCGCAGCGGGCCATCTCGTTCTTCGGGCTGCTCCGCCACTACAAGGGCGAATGGGGGCCGCGGCCGGGACACCCGCTGGGCGACCCGATCCGCCTCGAGCCCTGGGAACAGTTCGTCGTCGGCTCGGCCTTCGGGTGGAAGCGCGAGGACGGGTCCCGTCGGTTCCGGCAGGTCTACCTCGAGGTCGCCAAGAAGCAGGGCAAGACGCTGCTCGCCGCGGGCGTCGCCCTGCTGCTCGCGTTCTTCGACGGCGAGGCGGGCGCCGAGGTCTACTCCATCGCCACGAAACGCGACCAGGCGAAGATCGTCTGGAATGACGCGAGGGCCATGCGCGACCGCAGTCCTGAGCTGGCGGCGCGGATCTCCTCCTTCGCCCTGTCGCTCGCCGACGAGTCGACCGCCAGCTTCTTCCGCCCCCTGGGCCGTGACAGCGGCGAGGGCGAGCAGGGCATTAACCCGCACGGCTACGTGATCGACGAGCTGCACGTCATCGACGACAGCGACTCGATCGACAACGTGGAGACCGCGACGGCCGCCCGCCGCCAGCCGATGGGTTGGAAGATCACCACCGCCGGCAAGAAGGGCGCGATGGTCTGGGAGTCCGAGCGCGCGGACGCGGTCGCCGTCGTCGAGGGCAGGGCAACCGACGACTCGATGCTCGTGCTCGTCTACACGCTCGACGGGTGCCCGCAGCATGGTTCGGCCCAGCTCGGCTGCGCCGAGTGCGACGACCCGTTCGACGAGGCCAACTGGCCCAAGTCCTGCCCCAACCTCGGCGTCTCGGTCTCGATCGACTTCCTGCGCACCCGAGCTGCGGCCGCGCGGCGATCGCCAGGCAAGCTCAACGCCTTCCTCCAGCTGCAGATGAACGTCCCGGTGCAGCAGACCGTCAAGGCACTCGACATCACCGCCTGGGACCGTTGCGATGGGCGGCTCGTCGACCCGGAGACCGGGGAGCGCGAGTCCTACTGGAACTGGGCAGAGCGCGTCGTGCCGGCCGGCGCCGCGGGCTTCGGAGGTCTCGACCTGGCGTCCGTCCAGGACCTGTCGGCCCTCGTAGACGCCTTCCCGCTCGAGGGCGGGCGGGTCGCCATCGTGTCGCGCTTCTGGTGCCCGGAGGAGGGCGTCGGGCGGCGGTCGCGCCACGACAACGTGCCCTACAAGGACTGGGTCCGCGACGGGTACCTGACGGCCACTCCGGGCAACGTCACCGACTACGACTGGATCCAGCGCGACGCGGAGGCGCGCGCCGAGCGAAACCAGATCGTCGAGACCGGGCACGACCGGTGGAACGCCACCCAGCTCGCGACGAACATGACGGCGGGAGGCGCGACGATGGTCGTCGTCCCGCAGACCGCTGCCGGCCTGGCTCCCGGCTGGAACGAGCTCGAGCGTCTCATGCTTGCGGGCCTCCTCGACCACGGCGGCAACCCGATCCTCCGCTGGATGGCCGGCAACGTCGAGCTCGAGCGCGACTCGGCCGGCAACCCGAAGCCCTCGAAGTCCAAGAGCAGCGAGCGCATCGACGGGATCGTCGCCGCCGACATGGCGGTCGGCCGGATGATCGTGCACCAGGCGCAGGAGTCGGCCGAGCCGTGGGTGATGATCCGGTGAGCCGCGTCCCGCGCATCCCCGAGCCGCAGCCTCGGCTGGTCGCCATCGCCGCGATCACTGCCGGAATCGGCCTCGTCGTCCTGGGCGCCCTGCTGTGGTTCCCGCCGGCCGGCCTGGTCGCCGCGGGCCTCGCCCTCCTCGGGTCCGTCACCTTCGACCCCTCGAAAGCCGGGAGTCTCCGATGGCCGCGCTGATCCAGTCGATCGGGCACTACTCGGGCGGGCTCGGCTTCGCGCTGTCCGCGCGGGAGGACCTGCACGCCGGCGGCGAGGACGAGGACCGGTTCGCCGCCTCGGAGTCGGGATCCGTATGACGCGGGAGGACCGGGGATGATCGCACTCGCCGTCGACCTCGACAACTCGAGCTCGAGCCTCCGACACGCCTGGTCTTCGGAGGAGGTCGCCGCGCTCGCCGCGGGCCTCGCGGCCGCCCAGGACGCGCTCGAGGCGGCGCGCGGGTACCGGCACGGAGAGGCGATCAACGAACTCGCGGCCAGGGTCGACGAGGCCCGGGCCGCGCTCGACGCCGCGGACCGCGACTGGCCGACGGCCGCCTTCCGGGTCGGACAGGTCGTCCGGATCGGGTCGGAGCTCCTCCGGGTCGCGAGGGTCGGCGGGACGACCATCGACGTCCGCCGGGGGGTCGACGGGACGGCTCCCGCGGCGCATCCGGCGGGATCGGAGATCGCGAGCCGGAGCACGACGATCGAGATCGTCCTCGACCCGACCCCAGTCCCGGTCGTCGTGCCCTTCCCGGGGTCGATCTCGCGCGTCCGCCTGGTCGCCTCCGAGGACGGCGACGCCGAAATCTCGATCTCCCGCCGGGACGCGGCCGGAGGCTCGGCTGTCCCGATCACCGGGGGGTCGCCGCCGGCGCTGTCCTCGTCCTCGTCGTACGACGACCGCGAGCTCGCCGGCTGGTCGACCGCGCTCGGCGAGGGCGACGTCATCCTGGCCGCGCTCGGGGCGGGAACACTCGAGCGCGTCACCCTGGTCCTCTCGGTCGACTTATAGGCGAAAGGGAAAGCGATGGCCAACGACTACGACACCACCGCCCGCAACGTCGGGGTCGACGCGATCGCCGCGCTCGGCACCCGGTGGGCGCTCCACACCGCCGACCCCGGCGGCGCCAACTCGGCGTCGAACGAGGTGACCGGCGGCAGCCCGGCGTACGCCCGCAAGGCGGTCGCCTGGAACGCGGCCTCTGGCGGGGCGGCCACCCAGAACGGCGACGTCGTGCTCGACGTACCGGCCGGGACGACCATCGCGTACGTCTCGCTCTGGAACACCGCCGGGACGGTCCGCTACCTCAAGAAGGCCGTCACCAACGAGGTCTTCGGGGCCCAGGGGACCTACACCATCAAGGGTACGACCACGACCCTCGACCTCAACGCGCCGTAGATGGCGCTCGCGGCCGTCGGGCGCGGATCCGGAACCGGGTCCGCGTCCGAGAACCCCCTGAACGCGACCCCGTCCGGCAACTTCGCCGCGGGGTCGTTCGGGGTGCTCTGCGTCACGGCCGACAACAACTCGAGCGGCGGGGCGACCAACGACCTCGCCTCCTCGATGACCGACTCGGTCGGCAACGTCTGGACGAGGCGGACGGCCCCGATCTTCGACAACGGGGCCGCTTCCGCCGGCATCCAGGGCGCGATCTACACCAGCCCGTGCACCGCGGCCGCGCCGACGACCGCGACGACGATCCCGATCTCGTCGGGCGTCGCCGCCGCGGTCAAGGGGTGGAGCCTCTACGAGGTCACCCACGCTGCCGCCGCCGAGGTCGCTTACGTCACGGGAGGCGTCAACACCGGAGCGACGACGGCGGCCCCGACGGTGACGACCTCGAGCATCCCCATCGGCGACCTGGTCGTCGGCGCGTACCACTCGGAGAATACCGGGGCCACGACGCAGGACTCCGACACAACCAACGGCAGCTGGACGGCACAGGTCACGGTGACGGCCGGGTCGACGACCTCGGGCATCCGACACTCGACCCAGACGAAACTGCAGGCGACGGGCGCGTCGGGCCAGACGTTCAACCCGACGACGTCGTCCAGCCAGGACTGCATCCTCTCCTGGGTCCAGCTGCACGAGCAGCACACGGGCTCGGCGAGCGTCGCGGCGACGGGCCACGGGTCGGAGTCGGCCAACGCCGTCCACGCCGGGATCGGGGCGTACGCGGCGAGCGGGCACGGCATGGCTACAGGCTCCGCGACCCACCAGGGGACCGGGTCCGCGTCCGCGATCTCGCACGGGTCTCTGACGCCCGGCTGGTCCCGCTCAGCGACGTCCTCGGTCGCGGCCGCGGGATCCGGGTCCGCGTCACCTGGCCGCTCGAGCTCGCGGCCCGCCGCCGCGGCGGCGACGGGAGCGGGCTCGGAGTCGACCGCGGCCGCCCGGGAGGCGTTCTCGTCGCCGGCGGAGACCGCCAGCGGGTCGGCCGCGGCGTACGCCTCGAGCTCCCGATCGGCCTCGGTCGCGGCGGCGGGCCACGGGATGTCTTCGGTCGACGCCGTCGCCGCGGAAACGAGCGTCAACTTCGACGCCTCGCCGGCTAGCGCCGGCGCGGGGTCCGCCTCGATAGCCGCGAGCTCCGCCCGGGCGGCCATCGAGCCAGCGACGGCCGCCGGGTCGACCGCGGTCGCGTCGTCGACCGCGCGGAGGACCTCCCCGGCGTCCGCCTCGGGCGGCGTCCTCGTCGAGACGGCCGGGTCGGCCCGGTCGATCTCCGCTCCGGTCTCCGGATCGGGCTCGGCCTCGGCCTCGGTCCGGTCGGCCCGGGAGCTCGCCGCCGCGCTGTCGGGGTCCGGGCCGGCCTCCGTCGCGACGCGGAGCGGCCGAGCCTCGTCGTTGCGGAGCTCCGGGTCGGGATCGGCGCTTATCTCCGAGACCGTGGCGGAGACCCACTCCGGGACCGTCGCGTCGGCTGGGCACGGGGCGGCGACGCTCGGCCTCGCGAGCGCCCGGTACCAGAACGTCGCCTCGTCCGCCTCGACCAGCGCGTCGACGTCCGCCTCGTCGGCCCGCTCGGCGAGCCTCGCCACGACCGGCGGAGGCCGGGCCGCTCCGCGGAGCGCCGGCATCCGGGCGACCGCGGCTCAGGCCGTCATCATTCCGGCCGCCTGGTGAATTCGATGATCGAGTCGCTCGCAATCCTCACCGGCGTCCAGCTCGCCTTCGCCGCGGGCCTCGCCCTCCTCGGGTCCGTCACCTTCGACCCCTCGAAAGCCGGGAGTCTCCGATGGCCGCGCTGATCCAGTCGATCGCCTCCCTGCCCGACGGCCGCGCCGAGGGCTGGGACATCAACAGCTGGGACGACTACACCGGCCTCTTCGGGATCGCCGGGATGCTAAGCCAGTTCCAGACCCTGAGCGGCCAGCCGATCGAGCCCGTCGACCCGTCGCTCATGGGCCTCACGCTCCAGGCGTACCTGCGCAACAGCGTCGTCTTCTCGGTGCTCGCGATCCGCGCCCGCCTGTTCGCCGAGGCCCGGTTCCAGTTCCAGCAGCTGCGCGGCGGGAGGCCTGGGTCCCTGTTCGGCACCCAGGCGCTGCGCCCGCTCGAGAACCCCGAGCCGGGCCGGACCACCGGCGACCTGCTCGCCGAGATGGAGCTCGACGCGTCCCTCGGCGGCAACGGCTTCGTGCACTCGGCGGGGCCCGAGCTGGAACGCCTCCGGCCCGACTGGACCTACATCGCCTACGGCTCGCCGAAGCGCGACACCGAGCTCGGCGCGTGGGACCCGGCCGCGCGGGTGATCGGCGTCGGCCACTACCCGGGCGGCATGGGAATCGCCCCGTCGCCGCGGCTGTACCTGCCAGACGAGGTCGCGATCTACACGCCGACCAAGGACCCGCTCGCGCGGAACCGCGGCGTCTCGCTCCTCACGGCGGGTCTGCGCGAGGTCCTCGGGGACAGCGCCGCGACCGACTACAAGCTCAGCTTCTTCCGCAACGCCGCGACGCCCAACCTGGCGCTGTCCTTCCCCGCCGCGATGTCCAAGGAGAAGGCGAAGGAGTGGATCGAGCTCTTCGACCAGGAGCACCGGGGCGCGATGAACGCGTTCCGGACGATCTTCCTGGGCGCGGGCGTGACCACCACCCCGGTCGGCCTCTCGTTCCAGGCGAGCCAGTTCACCGAGCTCCAGGCGAAGGCCGAGACCAGGATCGCCGCGCTCGCCGGCGTCAACCCGATCGTTGCCGCGCTGTCCGAGGGCCTCCAGGGGTCGAGCCTCAACGTCGGCAACTTCTCCGCGGCCGCGCGGCTCGTCGGCGACGCGACGCTCCGGCCGCTCTGGAAGTCGGCCTGCGGCGCGCTCGAGCGGATCGTGCCGCCGCTGCCCGGCACGCGCCTCTGGACGGACGACCGCGAGGTCGCCTTCCTGCGCGAGGACGTCACCGACCAGGCGAAGATCCTCCAGATCCGCCAGCAGACCATCGGCGGCTACATCCGCGACGGCTTCACCCCGGCGTCGGCGATCGCCGCCGCCATCGCCGGCGACGAGAGCCTGCTCGTCCACACGGGGCTCGTGTCGGTCCAGCTGCAGCCGCCCGGCGCTGCGCTCCCGGGCGGCGGCGCCGCTGCGCAGCCCTCCGGGCCGGCCGCGTGGATGGTCACCTCCGCGGACCGGGGGACGATCCCGGCGACCTCGGTCTCGGCGCTGCCGCCGGCGCCGACCGGCCGCTTCCGGGCGACGCGCGACTTCTGGGCGTCCGAGGGGACGCTCGCGTCGCTCGGTCCGGTCACCGCGGGGACCGTCCTCGACGCGGGCTCTCCGTTCGTCTCGACCTACCCCTCGTGCTTCGAGCGCCTGCCGGACTACTCGGGCCTCTCGGTCCGCGAGCTCGCGCTGCGCCTCCACGCCGAGGGCATGTCCGTGCCCGACATCGCCGCCCGGGTCGACCGCAACCCGCGCCACGTCCGCCGGCTGCTCTCCGGCGGGCGGGACGAGTCAGAGGCGCCCACGGCCGCCTCGATGTCCGCCTTCAACGACCGCCACCGCGGAAATGTCACCGCCGCGGACGCAGAACGTCAGGGTGCCGCCATCTAGCAGGTCCGCGTCACCGCCCCGGAGGATTCCGCCATGCCCGACCCGATCGACCAGGCCGTGACCCTCGACACGTCCGTCGACGCCACGGACGCCGACTCCCAGACCCCGGACGAGCACGACTTCGACCCGCAGGCGCTCGCCGAGCTCGGGCTCGCCCGCAACGCCCTCCGCGCCGGCCGACGCTACAGCCACGTCGCCCGATTCTTCTACGAGCGCCCCTGGGCGCTCCACGAGGACTGGATGCGCAAGGTCGACGCGGTCCTCACGCGCCGGATGGCCGGGATCCGCCTCACGGCCGACGAGATCGCCGCGGCGACGGGCCGGCGCGCGGACGCGGGCGGGGACGGCGACGGCGGCGGGGACTGCTGGTACCAGGTCGGCAGCGTGGCCGTGATCCCGGTGTTCGGGGTCATCAGCCAGCGCGCCTCGATGTTCGACGAGACCTCGACCCCCGGCGGGACGAGCGTCGACGAGTGCCGGATGGCACTCCGCGAGGCGCTCGCCGACCCGACGGTCGCGGCGGTCGTGCTCGACTTCGACTCCCCCGGCGGGTCGGTCGACGGGCTCACCGAGTTCTGCTCGGAGCTCCGCGCGGCATCCGCGGGGGCGAAGCCGGTCGTCGCGCAGGTCGACATGCTCTGCGCGTCCGCCGCCTACTGGCTCGCCGCGCAGTGCTCCGAGATCGTCTGCTCGCCCTCCGGCGAGGTCGGCTCCGTCGGCATCTACTCGGCCCACCAGGACACGAGCGCGGCCGAGGCCATGGACGGCGTCAAGACGACGCTCGTCAGCGCCGGCCCGTACAAGACCGAGGGCAACCCGCACGAGCCGCTCACGGACGCGGCGCGGTCCCAGATCCAGTCCCACGTCGACACCTTCTACGCGATGTTCCTCAACGACGTCGCGAAGGGCCGCGGGGTCTCGCCCGACGCGGTGGCGTCGGGCTACGGCGAGGGCAGGACGCTCCTCGCCGGCAAGGCCAAGGCGGCCGGCATGGTCGACCGCATCGGGTCCCTCGAGGACACCGTCCGCCGGATGCAGGGCAGCGCGCCGAGCTCGAAGCCGGCCGCGGCCGCGACCGTCACCCCCATCCGCCGCGCCGAGCAGCAGCCGGCGCCGGACCTGGCAGCCATGCGCGCGTTCAACGCCCGCAACCGGGACAAGAGGAGCACCCCGCGATGAAGATCGAACTCACCAGCCTCCGGGGCCGCGAGGCGCACCAGTCCGCGCTCGACGACCTCGTCGCGAAGCTCCAGGAGCTCGAGGCCGAGAGCAACGGCCAGCCCTACACCGAGGCGCAGCAGGCCGAGTTCGACGAGAACAAGGAGGCCCGCGCCTACCTCGAGGCGGCGATCGAGCAGCTGCGGATCCGCGAGACCGAGGTCGCTGCGGCCCTGAAGGTGCCCGGCCGGGTCGAGGCGTCGAGCGTGTACTCCGCGCCGAACGTCATCCGGACGCCGGACAACATCTTCGACCTCTCCGCCTACCGCGCGGCGACGGGCGGCGACCCGGACAAGCTCGCCGGAGCCCTCCGCGACGGCGCGATGCGCGTGGCGGAGAAGGCGATGTTCCCGAGCTCGCCGAACACCGAGGCCTCGCGCGACAAGCTCGCGCGGGTCATCGAGCGCCACAAGGACGAGCGGTTCGGCGCGACGAGCCGCTACGTCATCGCCGGCTCCTCGCCCGCGTACCAGGACGCGTGGGCGGCCAAGCTGCTGCGGCGCGACGTCGACCGCAGCGGCCTGGGCGCGTCCATGATGGCCGTGATGCAGTCGTACAGCGACGGCACGGACGGCGGCCTCGCGCTCCCGCCGACGATCGACCCGACCTTCGTGGTCACCAGCGACGGCTCGGTCAACCCGCTCCGCCAGCCCGGCTGGGCCCGGCAGGAGACGATCACGACCAAGACCTGGCAGGGCGTCACGACCGCCGGCGTCACGGCCTCCTACGTCGGCGAGCGCACCACCAGCGGCGCCGCCGACGGGGCCCCGACCGACGTGGCCGGCCCGACCGCGACGCCGGTGCGCGCCGACGTCTCAATCCCGGTCTCGCTCGAGTTCCTGCAGGACTACGGCACGGCCGCCCTCATGGGCCAGGTCGGCGGCATGGTCAACATCGCGAAGGACGACCTCGAGGCCGACCAGTTCTTCATGGGCGACGGGTCCGGCGCCCCGGACGGCATCGTCGCCGCGATCGTCACGGACACGACCTCGATCGTGCCGACCATCACGAACGACGTGTTCGCGCTGGGCGACATCGACAAGCTCATCGCCGCCCTGCCGCCGCGCTTCCGGGCGCGCGGCAGGATGTGCGCCAACCTCGGCATCCTGCAGCTCATCCCGCCGTTCGGGACCGCCGGCCAGCCCGGCAACTCGATCTACGACGCGATCGCGAAGACCCTCCGCGGGTACCCGGTCGCCGAGGCGTCCGCGATGGACGACGTCGCGACCGACGCCAAGAAGATCCTGCTCTTCGGCGACTTCAGCCACTTCGTGGTGGTCGACCGCCTCGGGCTCACGACGCGCGTCCTCGACGCCTACGACGCGAGCGGGCGGCCGACGGGCAACCAGGAGATCTACGCGGCGTGGCGGAACACCACCAAGCCGCTCGACTTCAACGCCTTCCGGCTCCTCAAGGTCCAGTAGGCAGCGACGGCACCCACGGCGCCCCGGAACCTCCCCGGGGCGCCTGCGGGCGCCGAGAGAGGAGCGAGTCGAATGGCGCAGAAGCGAACCGCGTCCCCGCCCGCCGAGGCGCGGGTCTTCGAGGCCGTGCAGCCGTTCTCCTGGCGCGGCACCGCGGTGCCGGCCGGGTCCACGGTCGTCGCAGGCCACCCCATGCTCGAGGGCCGCGAGGTCCTCTTCCGCCCGTTCCGGCCGACCTTCGGGCAGCTCCCGGAGCCTGCGCCGGATCCCGACGACGCCGGCGACGACGCCGGGGACCAGGGAGGCCAGGCGTGAGCGTCCTCACCAAGAGCGTCCCGATCACCACGGCGGCCGACGGGTCCGACGTCACCACGGTCCGCGCCGGCGGCATCCTGCTGCACGCGGTCCGGGTCGAGCTCGGCACGCTCGACACGCCGGACATCACGATCAAGGAGCAGCCGGCGAACACGACGATCCTGGCGGTCACCGGGGTCGCGGCCGACGGCACCTACTACCCGAGCATCCTCGAGCAGACCTCGGCCGGCTCCAACATCACCGGCGCCGGCGTGCCCGTGCCGGTGTACGACCGCCTCGAGGTCACGATCGCCGGCGGCGGCGACACGAAGACCGGCCGGCTGATCCTGCTCTACGAGCGGTAGGCCGTGACGATCACCGTCGCGGACGTCCGGGCGAGGGTCACGACTGGGGCCGACGACGACGCGGTCCAGTCGGCGATCGACGCCGCCTACGAGGCGATCGCGGACGAGGCTGGGGCTCCGGGCGAGCGGACCGAGCAGCACAGCCGGCTGCACGGTCCGCTGCTCATGCTCGACCACCCGGCCGAGGACGTCGCGCGGGTCATCGAGCGGGCCGACACCAGCCGGCCCCTCCTCCTCTCCGGCGACGACTGGCTCCTGCGCAGCACGGGGTCGGTCCTCGAGCGGCTCCGCACCGGGACGAACCCGTGCCGCGCCTGGCAGGGCCGGGTCGACGTCGTCTACTCGATCGGGGACACGCGGGAGCGGGACCGCGTCGCGATGGCGCTGGTCGAGCTCGACTTCCAGTACCTGCCCGGCACCTCGGGCGAGCGCATCGGCGACTGGCTCGAGCAGAAGAACCTCCAGGCCGGGAAGTACGACGACGAGCGCACGGCGATCCTCGCCACGCTCGACGAGGGGATGGGGGTCCTCTGATGTCCCTCCGCGCGCGCCTGGTCCACCCGCTCGCGATCGTCACGCCGACCGCCGGGACCGCTGACGCCTACGGACACGCGACCGCCGGGACGCCGACGGTGGAGCTCGTCGCGGGCCTGGTGCAGCCGCGCTCGGCGCGCGAGGTCGAGCTCTCCAGCCAGGCAGGCGCCGAGGTCTCCACGCACGTGGTCTTCCTCGAGCCGCGCGCCCTCTCGCCATCCGCGTGGATCCGGTTCGACCCGGACGACGGCCGGCGCTTCGACGTGACCGGCGTTCGGGACTACGCCTTCGGGCGGACGCCGCACCTCGAGGTCGACGTCAGGATGGTGCGCGCCTGATGGCCGGCTCGGCATTCGGCGAGGTCGAGCGCGGAGGCTCCGCCGCGTTCCGCACGGTCGAGCGGCGCGGGGCGAAGATCGTCTGGAACCGCCAGGCGCTCGACGAGCTCACCGCGGGGATGGCCGACGGCCTCGAGGAGGTCCTCGTCGGGGTCCGGGACGACGCCGCGGCGAGCGCTCCGCGCGACCCGGAGAAGGCGGCCGGGCGCGGCGTCCCGATGATGGCGGACACGGGCCGCGTCGCGGTCTACGCGGCCGGGAAGCTCGTCTCCGGAACGGCCGAGCGGAGCGCCTCGGGCAACAAGCCGCGCGGCGCCCGGACGCCGGCCGACCAGGTCGTCGGGTTCGTCATGTTCGACTCGCCGATCTCGCACTTCGCCGAGGAGGGGACGGTCAAGGAGCGCGCCAGGCCGTTCCTGCTGCCGGCGTTCAACCGGGGCGTCGGCGGCATCCCGCCGGCGGTGCTCGGGGGCATGACGACCCGGGCGCGGAGGGCGGGATGACCATAGCGGAGGTCTCCCCGCTCGAGGCGGCGATCGCCGAGCTCGGTGACGACGCGACCGTGGCCGCCATCACGACCCGGATCCGCGGCGTCGAGCCGGACGCGGGCGACGCCCTGGGAGCCGGGAGCTACCAGGCGTTCGTCGTCCTCACGGTCATCGACGCCCCGTACATCGGCCACACCGGGATCCGCGACGCGACGATCGGGATCCGCGCGTACGCCGCGACGTGGCCGGACGCCGAGGCGCTGTACCAGGCGTGCGAGGCCGTCTTCCGCGACCGGCCCGCCCGGAAGGTGTCGGGCGTCGGCGTGTACCACAGCCAGGTCGTCTCGGGCGGCATCCCCGACCGCGACCCGGACACCCAGCAGCCGCTCTACCGCGGCGTCATCGCCTACCCCACCACGACGGCGGCGGTCTAGCCGCGGAACCACAGAGGAGAGACCGGCATGGCCACCACGATCGACCCCACCGCCCTGTTCTTCGGCGCGCCGGCGTCGCTCACCGTCGGCGGCACCGAGGTCGGCGCGACCATCACCCCGCCCAAGGTGACGGTCGAGGAGACGCAGTACGCGCCCGACTTCCAGGGCGCCGGCGGACCGGTCAAGGGCGCCGTGTTCGTCACCAAGGCCAAGGCGCAGATCGAGTTCGACGTCAACGAGCTGACCGCGTCGAAGATGGCGTGGGCGCTTCCCGGCTCGACCTCGAGCTCCGGCGCCGGCTCGGCCGTCGGCGGCGGCGGCGCGTTCTCGACGACGCTCGGGGCCGACTCGGCGATCGGGGACACGCTGGTCGAGCTCGCCTCGACGGCATCGCCGCTCGCGGTGGGGCAGTTCCTCAAGTTCGGGACGGGCGCCGGCGCCGAGTACGGCGAGGTCAAGGCGATCATCGACCCGGCAGTGGAGCTCGTCGAGGCGCTGCGGAAGGCGCACACGTCGGGCGACGCGGTCGTGCGGACCGTCGACGCGGACGTGACGACCACGACGATGCGCATCGGCCGCATCGACACGTCGGTGTTCGCCGACGTGATCCTCGACGGCGTGGGCGTCGACGGCCGTCACCTGGTCGTCACCGTCACGGACGCGCTCTCTGACGGCAAGATGACCTCTGAGTTCTCGGACTCGGCCGTCGCCGGCGTCCACTGCGTGATGACCGGCTATTACGACCCGGCCGACCCGACGCTCGTCCCGATCTCGATCGCGGTCGGCTGACCGTGGCCGAGGCCAGGGACCCCGAGCTCGAGGAGGACGACGTCGCGTCCGGCGTCCTCCGCCTCCGGGTGGCCGGCTCCGTCCGCCTCGTCCCCGAGCTCAAGTGGCGCGAGAACCGGAAGTGGACGGCCCGGATGAGGGAGGTCTTCGCCTCCCTCGCCGGGGTCCCCGACGACACGCCCGACGGCGTCGAGCGGCTCGCCGACGCCCAGCGCGGGCTGATCCTCGAGTACGACGCCACCCACGCGCTCGGCGACCTCGACGACGCGACGGAGCGGGAGCTCGACGCGATCTACCAGCGGATGGTCACGGTGGCCTTCCCTTTAGCGAGCAGCCCGGCGACGGCGATGCTGATGGTCGCCCGGGAGGTCGTCCAGGCGGCCCTCGACGCGGCCGCCGCGTCGGCCCCGCCGAGCTCCACGAGTTCGCCATCGCCGTCTGGGGCTACCGGAACGGGGAGGACCTCGAGGCCAGCCTCACCCTCCGGCAGGTCCGCCTCTACTACGCCAAGGCGCAGGAGCGCCTCGTCCGGGAGGCCCGCGAGCGGATGACCGAGACCTTCGTCGCCACGTCCGACGCGCTCGCCCGCGCGACGCTGGGCGCGTTCCTGGTCGAGTACCCGGGGCAGCGCCGGCTGCCGCGACCGGGCTACCTCCCCGACGCTCCGTCGCAGACCGCGACGGAGTATGCCGCGTCGCTCGCGAAGCTCGGCAAGCTCGGCCTCGTGAAGCGGGCGGACTGACGTGACCGCGCTCGCCGACATCTTCGCCGCCGTCCGGCTCCAGCTCGACGGGACGGGCTTCGACGCCCAGGCGCTCGCGCTCGCCGACAGGTCGGGCAAGAACGTCGGCGACCGCATGTCGGCGAACATCAACGCCTCGATCCAGAAGGCGGCCCGCGGCGCGGCCGGGGCGCTCGCGGGCCTGTCGCTCGGGGAGGCGATCTCGGGCGCGACGAAGCTCAACGAGCTCGCGGGCGAGTACCAGGTCCAGACCGGGGCGAACGCCCAGGAGGCGAAGGCGTTCTCGGCCGTCCTGAACGGCCTGTTCGCGAACGCCCACCAGTCGTACGACGAGATCGCGCAGGTCCTGATCGGCCTCAAGACGCACTTCAACCTCGACGCCGAGGCCGCGAAGGCGCTGGCCTCGAACGTGCTCGACTTCGCCGAGGTCGCCGGCGGGTCGGGCGCCGACGCGGTCGAGCGGCTGAACAGCCTGGTCAAGACGGGCGTCATCGGCCAGGACCAGATGGCGGCCACGATGGACAAGCTCACCCTCGCCCACCAGAAGTGGGGCATCAACATCAACGACACCCTCGACGCCCTGGTCAAGTTCGCGCCCGCGATGAACGCGCTCAACATGACCGGCGACGAGGCGATCGCGTGGATGAGCCTCTTCAACAAGGCCGGCGTGGACGCCCAGCGGGTGACGATGGGCTTCAACACCGCGATCAAGCAGGTCAAGAGCCCCGAGGAGTTCCGCCGGCTGGTCGCGGACATCGCGAACACGACGGACGACCTCGAGCGGGCGAAGAAGGCCTCGGACCTCTTCGGCCAGCGGGCCGGCTCCGCGCTCGCGAACATGCTCCGCCCCGGCGCCCAGTCGGTGCAGGACATGGCGGCCATCATCGGCAGCGACTACACCGGAGCCGTCGAGCAGGCCGCGAAGGTCAACGACAGCACCTTCGGCGGCCAGGCGCTCCTGATGCTGCACAAGTTCCAGGCCGGCCTCGCGGACATCGGCACCAACATGGGCGACCTGCTGGTCGTCACCGCCCTGATCGGCCCCGGGCTGACGAAGGGCATCCTCGCCGGGCTCGGCGGGCTCGCGGGCCTGCTCCTGCCCAGGATCGCCGCGGAGCTCGGGCTCACCCTTCCGGCGTGGATCGCGGGCGGGACGGCCGCCGGCGCCGCCGAGGGCGCCGCCGAGGCGGCCGCCGTCGCCGCGTCCGGGCCGGAGGTCGCCGCAGCCGTCGCCTCGCAGACGCCCGAGGTCGTCGCCGCGGCCGCCGCCTCCGGGACCGCCGCCGGGTCGGCCCTCGCCTCCGCGGCCGCCGCCGCGGTCGCCGCCGCCGTCGCGCTCGGGCAGATCGTCATCCCGGTCGAGGTCCTCCTCGCGGCCAACGACGCGGCGGGCAGGCGCCAGTCGAACATCGACGACGTCGCCGCGGCGCTCGCCTCCGGCTCGGCCGACCAGATGCGCCAGCTGCGGGACCGCCTCCAGGCGCGGATGGCGCAGCTGCCGTCGATCACCAACCCCGGGTCATGGCTCGGGGGCCCCAGCCCGCAGGAGTACGCGACGGCGTCCCAGGGCGTCGCGGCCCTCAACGATGCCCTCGCGCGGATGCAGGCGGCGGCCGCCGAGACGTCCCAGCGGGCCGGGAAGCTCCTCGACGACGGCGCGGCGTCCGCGATGGCGGGGGCCGCGTCCGCGGTCTCCTCCGCCTCCTCGGCCCTGAGCGCTGCCGTCGCCGACTCCAACCGGAAGGCGTTCTTCCACGGCGGCACGGTCGCCCGGGAGCAGGCCGTCGCCGGGGCCGTCGCGGCGATCGCGGCGGAGCGCCAGGCGATCATCGCCGGGAAGGCGTCGCTCTCGAGCGCCTGGTCGACGGCCCGGGCGGCGGCCCAGAGCGCGGAGAACGCGGCCGACCAGATCATCATCAACAACGCCGACATCGTCGCGCAGAAGAAGATCCTCGCCGACCGTAAGGCTACGGACGCGCAGAAGGCCGAGGCGCGGATCCGGATCCGAGACCTCCGCGACTCGAACAAGGAGATGCTGCTCGAGCAGGCGGCGACCGGGACGCGCCAGCAGCAGATCGCGAAGACGCAGGCGCTCCTGACCTCGCACGACCTCGTCCTGGGCCTCAAGTCGGCCGACCCGGACGTGCAGCAGCACTGGGCCGACGTCAAGCAGGCGACCGAGGACCAGCTCGCGAAGCTCCGGGACGACGCGACCGGCTACGGGGCCGCGATCACGAAGGCCCTCGCGACGGGGATCGAGAGCCCGGGGGCGACGGGGGCGCTCGACTCGTCGCTGATCGTCATCGCCGGCAAGGTCCGCAACTACCTGCGCGTCCGCAGCCCGGCGAAGGAGGGGCCGCTCTCCGAGGGGCGCGGGCCGTCCGACTACGGCGCCCGCCTGGTGGAGCTCTTCGCCTCGGGCATGGAGTCCGCGATCTCCCACGTCGCCTCCGCCGCGTCCGCGGTCGCCTCGTCCTCCGTGCCCGTCCCCGCGGCGGCCGCCCGGAACCAGCAGATCACGATCGAGAGCGTCTCGATCGCCGACGCGCATGACGAGTTCAGCCTCGTCCAGCAGCTGCGCTTCCTCGCGGCGGTGCAGGGATGACGACGGCGAGGCGCTGGGTCCACAAGCTCGACGGGACCGACCTGAACGACGCCGCCCACTTCACGTGCTCCGTCCCCGACGCCCGGTCGCAGTTCGGATCGGACGCGCTGGTGACGGAGATGCAGGCGCGGACCCCGGTCTTCAACCGCCAGCAGCCGGTCGCGGGCCGGTTCACCTTCCTGATCGCGAACCTCGACTTCCTCGACGGCGCCCAGGGCGTCGCGAACCTCGCCACGCTCGCGGCCCTGACCGGACCCGGCCCGCACACCTACACCTGCGCGGCGCCGGGCGAGGACGCCGCCGGGCGGTCGGTGACCGTCTACTTCGACGGCGGGCTCGTCGTCGACACGGCGACCGGGCTCTGCACCGCCAAGGCCATCGCCCCCGACCCCACCTGGAGCTGACATGGACGGAACGGACCTTCACTGGCTGCTCAGCTCCTCGGGCGCGTCCGAGGGCGGGGCGATGAGCGCGACGCCGATCGTCGACGCGACCGACAACAACGTCTTCCCGGACGTCTCGGACTCCGCCCGCCTGGCCGGCGGGTCGATGACCCGGAAGATCTTCGTCCAAAACACCCACGGGACGGACGCATACGGCGCGCACTCGATCTGGGTCCTCGTCGTGCCCACGAACGCGACGGGGTCGATCGGGCTCGGCTTCGACGACGCGGACGATGCGGACCCGGCGACCGGCACGCTCGCCGACTTCTCCGCGCCGGCGAAGGTGTCGCTCGTCTCCAACGGCTCCGACACCCGGGCCGTCGACGTCTGGGGCCTGGTCGGGTCGACGCCGACGAAGGAGACGGTCGCGCTCGCGGGGACCTCCGAGGTCCTCTCCGTCGCCACCTTCGACCACGTCTACGCGGTCCACACGACGGTCAGCGCCAGCCGCACGATCACCGTCAAGCAGGGGTCGGGCGGCACCGTCCGCGGCTCGATCGCGACGGGCAAGGCCAACTGCTTCCGGTGGCTCTCGCCCGCCTCCTCGAAGTCGACCGGCATCCAGCTCCCCGCGCTCCCCGCCGGCGCGGCCGACGGCATCTGGGAGCTCGTGGGCTGGGCCGCATCCGCGGGGGCCGTGACGGCGGACGACTTCGCGCTCAAGACCGAGGCGTTCTGATGGCCGGCTGGACGATCCCGGACCAGGACGAGGCCGCCTTCCCGGTCCAGGCGCACGTCTACAACAGCGACCTCGAGGTCCTGCGGCGCGGCTTCGACGGCTACCGCGTGGACACCGGCCTCGAGGTGACGGCCCAGGGGTCGCCGGACATGACGGTCCACGTCGCGGCGGGCGGCCTGTTCGCCGGGACGGCCGACCTCGTCTCGGTCTCGGCCGGGAACCTCTCGGTCGACGCGGCGGACGGCGCGCTGATGCGGATCGACCTCGTCTCCGTGTCGGACGCCGGCGTCAAGACGTACACGGCCGGCACCGCCGCGGCGCTGTCCGCCGTCAAGCCGCCGGACCTCCCGACGGGCCACGTCGCGCTGGCCTTCGTCACGGTGCCGCCGGGCGCGACCGTCGTCGCGACGGACCAGATCGTCGACAAGCGGTTCACGTTCAACCCGCTGGCCGCCAACGGATACCGCGCCACGAGCACGACGTCGCTCGCGGTCGGGACGGGCTCGAAGGCGTTCACGACCCAGGCGGGCCTCGCCTACAGCGCCGGCGCCCGGGTCCGCGCGAGCTCCGCGGCCGGCGTCGCCGACTTCATGGAGGGCGTCGTCGCCTCGTACTCCGGCGCCACGCTGACCGTCACCGTCGACCTGACTGGCGGCTCCGGGACGCACGCTGACTGGGACATCAACATCGCGGGCGAGGCGCCCTCGGTCTGGCGCGGCGCCTGGGACTCGTCCACGGCCTACGCCGAGGGCGATGCCGTCTCCGACTCGGGCTCGTCGTACGTCTGCACCCTCGCGCACACGAACCACGAGCCCCCGAACGGGACCTACTGGGGAGTGCTCGCCCAGGCCGGCACCAACGGGACCAACGGCACCAACGGGACGAACGGCGTCGGCGTGCCCGCGGGCGGCACCACCGGCCAGGTCCTCGCGAAGATCGACGCGACGGACTACAACGACCACTGGATCGACCCGCCCGCCGGCGGCAGCGGCACCGACCTGCACCCGGGGACCTCCTTCCCGGGCTCGCCGACGACCGGAATGCTGTGCTTCCGCACGGACCGAAACATCCTGTACGTCTATGACGGGACGCGCTGGCTCAGCGAGCAGAGATTCCGCGAGCCGATGCAGGGTGAGGGATCAGGCTCTCCGTTCTCCGCCACCGCGGTCCCGTACCGCTGGATGGGCTCGGACGGGACCCAGGACTATTGGATCGAGACGCTCGAGTACGAGACCTACCACGCGTCGCCGTCGGGCTCGAACTACTGGGACATCCAGGCGATCAAGGGCACGGCGGCCGAGTCCGAGGCGAACATCGGCGGCAACCCGACGACGGCGAGCGACACGTCGGCCAACTGGACCCGCCACGACCAGGCCGTGGGGGCGCTGCTCGGGACGACCTACCGGTACATCCGCGTCGTCGCGACCAAGCACGCGAGCGCCAACAGCCTGTACTTCCACGCGAACGTCGTCTACCGGCTCGTCGGCTGATGGCGCTCGCGCACCGGTTCATGCTCCGCCGGCTGGCCGCGGTCACGCGGTTCAGGTCGCTCGGGGGCACGGGCTTCTGGAACGTCATGTCCGGCCCGCAGGCGGCGTACCACTCCGGCCGCACGCACCTCGCGTGGTGCGACTCGTCGGGCCAGACGTGGGCCGCCCACTGGGACCACGCGAGCCTGTCGCTCTCGACTCCCGTGGCGCTCGGGTCGCCGCTGACCGCGGTCGACGGGGCGATTCACGTGGCGCCGGCCGTGCTCGTCCGCCCGTCCGACGGCCGGGTCCTCGTGGCGAACGTGGCGAACGGCGGGACGACGCAGCCGGTCCTGTGGACCTCGAGCGCGCCCAACGACTCCTCGGCGTTCGGGTCGGGCGCGGCCTTCGGGTCGTCCGGCGTCTACACCTATGCCGATCTGGTGGCGCTGGGCACCGAGGTCTACTTCATCACCGGCTTCTGGAACGGCAGCCGGGACATGGTCTGGTACCGGTCGACGGACGGCGGGGCGACCTGGGGGCCCAAGGTCGTGGTCATGCACCCGGCCGTGGACTCCACGTTCTTCTGGCACCTGGTGGGGAACGGCTCGAGGATCGACATCTACAGCACCGACACCGACCGCACCGTGCCATCGAAGGTCTACCACACGTACTGGGACGGCTCGACGCTCCGCAACTCGGCGGGCACCTCCATGGGCGCGCTGGCGGCCTTCTCGAATGACGGCTCCCTCGTCTCGGACGCCAGCCTCGGCGGGGCCTACGTCGAGAGCGCGACGACGGACGGCGGGCAGCCCGCGGCCGTGCTGTTCGCCGACACGGGCTCCTCGACGCTCCAGCGCCGGGCGGTGTGGAACGGCTCGTCTTGGGCGCTCTCCACCGTCGTGGACCAGGGCGGATACATCGGCTCCAACCCGAACATCGCGGGCGGGGCCATCGCCGCGGGCGACGCGACGACCGTGTTCGCGCCCGTCAAGGTCGGCGCCCACTTCGAGATGTTCCGCCACGAGACCGCCGACGGCGGGGCGACCTGGTCGCACTCGGCCCTCACGAGCTCGTCGGTCTCCGACAATGCGAGCCCGAGCACGCCGCAGGACGCCGCCGATTCGCTTCGCTGCGTCTGGGGGCTGGGGACATACACCAGCGACGCCGCGTTCTCGTTCGCGATCCAGGGGACGACCTAGATGCCGTTCATCGTCGGCCCGGACGGGAGCTATGTCGGCCCTGGCGTCGACGGGCTCGTCGGCGCGGGATCGGCTCCGTCGCCGGTCCCGTCGAGCTCGCTCTCCCAGGTCTTCGACATCGGGTCGAAGGTCGGGTCGGGGATCCACCAGATCTTCGACGTCCTCCAGTACCCGCCGCCGTCCAGGGTGCTCCACCAGCTCCTCGACCTGGTCGGCGCGACCGGGTCGGCGCTGCACCAGCCGTTCGCGATCGTCGAGGCGCTGGCGTCGTCCTCCGTCCGCCAGATCTTCGACATCCTCGCGGTCCCGTCACCGGCGCCGGCACCGTCGCCCGTCTGGCGCCCGATGATGGTCTTCGACAAGGCGGGGGCCTACCTCGGGAGCATCGCCGCGTTCAACGTGACGAACCCGCCCGTCCGCTACCTGCGCAGCCGGCGCGTGACGACCGAGGGCGGGATGACGTTCAGCGTGCCGAGGACCTCACCCGACATCGGGCTCGTCGCGTCCGACCGCCTGGTGCGGCTCCAGAGCGTCCACGGCGAGTCGCCCTGGTGGGGGACGATGTCCCCGCAGGTCTCGGCCGGCGGCATCGTCGAGGTCACCTGCGCGGACCCGTTCACGGTCCTGCGGGACGGCCCGGCGGTGACGCTCAAGGAGGAGGTCGGGAACGGCACGCCGGCGACCGGCGTCTACGCCCGGGTCATGGGGATCCACAACGACCTCCGCGCCGCTACCGGCGAGGCGCAGTGGGAGCTCGACCTCCAGGGGTCGCGAGTCTTCCACGGGGACCTCGCCGTGGACGCGGACACGCTCTCCGCGCTCGACATGGTCATCGCCCGGAGCCGGACGGAGCTCGCGTGGGACTCCCGGCTCGAGGGCAGCCGCCTGGTCCCGGTCCTCCGCGTCCGGGACGCCTTCGCCAGCGGGGCCGGGGCCGCGATCCACGACGGGGAGGACGGCAACGTCGTGGCCGGCGTCCAGGTCGTGGAGGACCCGACGCCGCTCGTGTTCTCGATCCGGCTCACCGGCCAGACGACGGACCTCGCGAAGTGCCTGCCGGCCTGGGCGCAGTGGGCGCTCCAGGACGTGACGCCCGAGGTCACGGTCTCCGTCGACCCGGGCGCGTACCGGAACCGGCAGCGGCTCGACGAGTCGCTCGAGTGGGGCCTCTCGAAGGCCGCGCTCGACGCGCAGTGCAACGCCATCCAGGACTGGATCTGGGGCCTCTACCGCTCCTTCCTGATGGCGGTCCACGACATCGAGGGCCGCCCCTGGCACGACGGCTGGGCGTACCTCGGTCCCCCCTCGGTCTACGAGCCGAAGGCGGCCGGGAAGGACGCGCTGTCGCGCCGGGCCTGGAAGACGCGCCTCCAGCTCGTCGAGGTCGGGCCGGACGTCCCCGCCAGCGCCGTGATGATCAGCGAGAAGAGCTCGCAGCTCAACCTCCGGGAGTGGCTCGTCGTCCGGTACGACCGCGTCTCGGGCGTCCAGAGCGTCGGCGTCTGGGCGATCCCGAGCGTCGTCGGGGCATCCCTGGTGAAGTGGGCCTCGAGCGGCGCCGTCACGCTCTACAGGGTCAGCGGCGGCCGGGTCGTCAGCCGGTCGACGACCGGAGGCGCCACGGGCGCGTTCGTCGAC